GATTCTAGAATTAAGAAAAGTATTTTAAATAAAAATACAAATGGTTATATTTCATTAGAAAAAATAAATAATTTAAATCAAGACGATGAAATAAAAGATGACGTTGAAGATATTAATGAATTAGATGATGAAACTAAAGAGAACGATGAAATAAATTTAAGATATGAATTAATATATGATAGTTTTGGTAAATGTTTAAATGGGACAGATTATTTAATATTAAAATTGAATGAAATAAGAGAATTTTATAAAGAAAATAATAGAATTCCTAAAGAAATAAGAAAAAATAATAGAAATGAACAAGAACTTAATGAATATATGTTGCGTAAAAAATTAACACATCTAATTTATAATTATAAAAATAATATATATAATATGTCAAATAAAAATAATAGAATAATATTTGAGTTATTTTGTAAAGAATTAAATATTAATATTTCAAAAACTAAAAAATTATCATCAGAAGAAAATTATAAAGAAAATAAAATTTTATTAGAACAATTTATTAAAGAAAATAATAGACTTCCTAAACGTAATGAAAAAGAAAAAGATAATGAAGAATATAAACTTTGCAGATGGCTTGATGGAATTATAAATAGATATAAAAATAATAAAATGAATATAGAAAGAAAAAATAGTTTTGAAACATTATGTAAAGAATTAAATATTAATATTTCAAAAACTAAAAAATTATCATCAGAAGAAAATTATAAAGAAAATAAAATTTTATTAGAACAATTTATTAAAGAAAATAACAAATTTCCACAATTTATAAAAGATAAAACAAAATTAGAATATAAATTATCAAAATGGTTAAGTTCTAATAAATTAAAATATAAAAAAAATAAAATGAATATAGAAATAAAAAATGATTTTGAATTATTTTGTAAAAATAATAATATAAAATTAGATAATATTTTATTAGAATAAAATAATAATAATTAATAATAATCACAATATAATAATAATCACAATATAATAATTACAATATAATAATAATTACAATAATTTAAAATTATTGTAATTAAATTTTATTTTATGATATAAGAATTATATTAGAGAATAATACTTATTTAAATTTATTTTTTAGGGAAAATTCTACATGCTATTCCCATAGCAGTTAATTCTTGAAATAATAATTTAGTTGCATATGGTATAACAATTTTAGAAAATTTACTTGAATTACATATTTTACAAGCTGTTGTTGTTTTATCAGCATTTATTGATACAAACATACCGCAATTATCACAAACATTTATTTTATACATATCAGATAAAGTTAAAGTTTTTTCTCTTACAAAGTTAGATGCGCCATGACTAAGAATACATTCTTTTTCCATTTCCAGTTATACCATTTCATATATCTAATATAAATTTATATTAAATATACAAAACTTTATTTTTCGATCTATAATACAAATCACGGATATTATAAATCTACAAATAAACACCATCTCTGGGGGCTTAGACTATACCTTAAGCATTATTTTATAATAAATAAAATAACACCAATTCCCTTCTAGTCGTTGAACCTTATTCTTTTTATTATTTTAAAAATAATAATTAAGAATCTTGGATGCGGATATTCCCATATATTAAATCTTTTTACCATACCTAATAGTTTCCCATTAGCCATTATATTATTTCTAATATAACTTGGTAATTTAATACTTTCATATTAAATAAAATAAAATTTATTATTTTATTTAATATGTAGGAGTTCCCCGCAATTTGAGAATTTTGCAAGCCGTGTGCTTACTAGCAATAACTTTTATTATTGCTTGGGCAATCATTTTACCAACTCTTAATCCACCCGATCTTGAGCGACCTTCGCTAGGCTGCCTGACAAGTGGCTGCATTGGTCCTCTTGATCTAACATGGTATTTATCTCTAACCATATGTTTAAATCTCTGGTAATAAGTAGGTCCAATAAATATTTTAGCATCCATCACTTCTCCATTCATTCCATTATACATTTTTTCATTTCCATATTCTTCAAAACCATATTTTTTTAATTCTTCATATATATTTTCTGGTTTAAATTCTTCAAATGGCGTGCAATCTTTTATAGTAGCATTTAAAGCTCCTTCTTTACTATATAAACATTCAATCAAATGAGCTACTGTCATTCTTGATGTCTGTGAATTAGGATTTATAATTAAATCAGGAACAATACCACTTTCACTACAAGGTAAATCTTCTTGATTAAACATCATACCAATAATACCCTTTTGACCATGGCGACTACTTGCCTTATCGCCTATCTCTGGTATTCTCATTTCTCTTAGTTTAACTTTAGCAATTTTCTGACCATCTTCATTATTACCAATAAAAACTTTATCAACAATACCACTTTCATCTTGTTTTAAATATAAACTAGCATCTTTTCTAATTTCTTTCTTTTCTCCATTTTCTGTTGTTTTTGTTAACTGTGTCTTACCAATAATAGGTTGTCTTGGTTGTAATTTATAACCTAATCTAGGTAAACCATTATCATCTAAATGATCATAAGAAATATCTCTTTTAATACCTTCAACATTATCTTTAGTTGGTTTTTCAAATTTCTCAGTATAATTATGTTTTGATTGATATGAACCTATTTCAGATTCATATAAAGAAAAATAAGAAGAAATGAAAAATCCTCTTTCAACAGCGCTCTTATTGATCAGAATCGAGTCCTCTTGGTTGTAGCCCGTGAAACAAGCGATAGCTACAATTGCATTAACTCCAGCTGGTATATCATCTATACCTAAATAGTCCATACCTTTTGTTCTAGCTATAGGTCTCTGAGGATACCATAACATATGTCCCATTGTATCCATTCTCTGATGATGATTTAATGAATAAATACCAACAGCTTGTCTAGCTTGTGCAGTTTGAAAAATATTTCTTGTAGTCATATTATGATTAGCAAAAGGAATCATACAAGCACTTTCACATAAAATCATAGATGGATGAATTTCACTATGTGTATAATTATTTAATGTATTATTCAATTCATTTGGATACATACATATTAATAATTGTTCTTCTTCATTTGGATCTACATATTCAACAATACCATTAGTAACTAAATATTTCCAATCTATAACATTATTTTTTAATTGTTCTATATGTTTATCTGTTAATTTTAATTTTCCCTCTTCTACTACTAATAATGGTCTATATAATCTACCACTATCTGTATTTATATTGATCTCTTTTTCTATATTATTATATATAATAGCTGTTTCAGGAGGTATAACAGAACTTAATTTTAATTTCTTTAATGATTTATATAATTTTAAATCATCTTTACTAAGTCCAATTAAATCACCATTTATAAAAATTTTAGTTTTATTACCAATACTTTTTACATCATAAATATCTTCTACAAAATTATTATTCTTATTTAATATATATTCATATAAGAAACTTGTATCTGTATCTATACTTATGGTAGCTAACATTGATAATTGTTTAATATAACCACAATTTTTTCCATCTGGTGATCCTACTGGACATAAAATACCCCACTGTGTATTATGTAATAATCTAGGTTTAATATTTTTACCGCCTTCTTTTGCTACAGGAGAAGTAATTTTTCTTAAATAAGATAATGTTCCAATATAAGATAATCTAATTAAAACTTGTGATACACCAGTTCTAATAACATTAGATTTTTTATTTACAGTCCAATTACCAGTTCCTAAACAATTTTTCATATCTTTTGTTATAATTTCATTATTATTATTAATAGAATTAATAACATTTACAGATGTTAGAGGTCTATTTTCATTTATAATCTTATTACATTCTTTCTTTACCTCTTTTACAAATCTATCAAATGATTGTTTAAATATCATCTCTATTAAAGCTCCAGTTGAATCTACTCTTTTATTACCAAAATGATCTCTATCATCAAAATCACGTTCACCTAAAATAACTTTAATCATTTTAAATACAACATGACCTAAATAAATAGCTTTTTTGTTCATATCATTTTCAGTAACACCTAAATGAGGTAAAAAATCTTTAGTTAATATATGTCTAACAAAATCAACTCTTTTTTCTTTATCAGTTAAAGTTTGAACATAATTATAACTAGCAAATTTACCTATTTCATTTAATGCATCATCTCTAGTTTTAATTTTAAAAGATTCTTCTCTTGATGTTTCTATAATATCTAAATAATCATTATTAAATCTTTTATCTTCAGGTAATATATAATCATATATTTCATTATCATTTTCAATTCCTAATCCTTTAAATATTAAAAATAAAGGAATAGGACTATTAATATATTGTAATACTACTCTAAATACTTTTTTTTCAATTAATTTTGAACTTTTTAATTGTGTATAATCTATATTTATTCTATTTATATTTCTAGTTTCATCTGTAGGTAATGATCTTATCTGTGCTGATATTAAATTATCTTTCTCTTGAAAAATAAATGCTTGATTTAAATTTATTCTTTCTTGTCCAATAATTACTTTTTCACTTCCTTTCATAATAAAATATCCACCTAATTCATTTAAATCTTCATTTAAAGAAGCTAATTCCATTTTATTTAATCCTTTTAAATTACATAAATCAGAATTTAACATAATTGGTATTTTACCTAGAAATATTTTTTCAACTTCAGGTTCATTAAGAACTGTTGTTTTAGTTATATTATCTTTTTCTTCAATTAAATATTCAGTTTTAATAACTTCAACAAACATAGAAGAACAATAATTTAATTTTCTTAATCTAGCCATTTGAGGATATAATTTAATAGTAGAACCATCACTATCAGTGCATTCTGGTTTATTAAAAAATACTTGACCAAATTTAATATTGTATAATTTTCTAATATTTGTATCAGTCTCTTTATTTTTTTCTTCTATATGAAAATTCAAAGGTAATGATGCATCTACAATTTTTTGTATTTTATTGAATATAAAATCATTATAAGTTTCAAGTTGGTGATGGATTAACCCCTTATCATTAAAATAAGAAGTAATAACATCCCAAGCATCATTATTCTCTATAGTGGACATTTTATATGTTTTATATAATATACTAAAATATAATTTTTAAATGTTAATAATTATTTATAAGAAATAATAACAAAATTTCATTTATCTATTTATTTTATTATTTTTATCTATTTTATATTTTATAAAATATAAAATAAAATGTATACAATAAATTCTATTTCTGGAGGAAAATGTAAACCATCTAATATAACACTTACTTCATTAAATAAATTACATATTAAAAGTAAAGATACAAATAATAATACAATACACTTAAATATTTTTATAAATTTTAATGATACAATATTAAATAATATTGATGAATTTGATATTAATATATGTAAAACAAATATTAATATAGCTTTATTAAATGATACTATTCAAAAAAAATTATTTACATATATTACTGGATATAATTATGATCTTAACAATAAAGCTAGTTCAGAGATTAAGTTATACAAAACACTTAAAGATTTCACTTTTTTTGAAATTATTCACAAATTAATAGAAAAGAAAAATATAAATAGTTTTTATCTAGAACTAATTTCTCCTATTTTAGGAGAATCTTCATCTTCAAGAAGATTATCTTTAGATGGCTTATTAAAAATTAATGTAAATACTAAAGGCAATACATATACTATTACTTATAATATAAATAATATAACAAGTATTGATCCATTTGGAGTTAAATATTTAAAATATACAAAATTTCAGGGAGAAGAAACAAAAATAAGATATAAAGAACATTTACCTTCTATATTTCAATCTCCTTCTCCTGTAAAAACTAAATCTAAAAGTAAAACTGAATCTAAAGATGAAGCTAAAGAATCTGTTAAAAGAAGATTATTTGTAGTAGGAGGAACATGTTCTAATATTGATAATATATATGATGACACTAGTATAAAATCAACTTCATTAATAAATAAAATAAATTTAATAATTAATGGAAAAACATTTGAATTAAGTATAAATATATTATTTCATGCATTAAAACATAATGATGAATTTAATAAATCATATTGTATAGACATGGATAAAAAAGATAATACAATTAAATATAAAAGTAAAAAAGAAGAAACAAAACAAATGGAAATAAATAAATGGAATGAAGATTCTTCAGCTAGTATTGGAAATTTTTATAATTTAATTAAAAAAATTATAATGGAAGAAGAAAAATATGAATGTAAGACTATAGGTATAAATAAAGAATATAATAAAAATATAAAAGAATATATACAAATGATAGATAATAATTATAATGAAAAATATTTAGAATCATTTAATAGTTTTAATGAATTTAGACTCTATTATAAAATAGAAAATGATAGATATATTTCTATAACAAGTCATCTAAAAATAGATATGAAAAATAAAAAAATAGTATTAGAAATATTTTCATTTAGATCAATGAATGATTTGGGTTTAAAATATTATATTTATTCATGATTTTTTACCAAATAAAGTTTTATAATTTATAAATATTAATACTAAAATCCATAATGATGTTAACCCTAATATTGTTATATTATATTTTTGTATATCATTTTTATCTTCACTTGTAATTGCATTATTATCTTTTGTCTGAGTATAATTTTTATAAACTAAAAATAAAATAGTTAAAGGTATAGCAAAAGAAATTCCAAATTTAAGTAAAGAACTAACCATAGATAAAAAGAAGAAAAGGACACCTAATGCAATTGCAATAAATAAAATCTGTGTATTATTCATTTTTCTTTATTATATTTAATAAAGAAAAATATTTTAATTAACTAAAACTTTACATTTTTTTATTGTATCATATATATTTTTTAATTCTTTTTTATATTTTGGTTCTAATCCTATATTTTCTTTATTAAGTTCAAACCAATCATATATCCATTCTTTTAATGCATTTTCAGTATAAATATTAGAACATTTAATATTTATATTAATATATTTATGATATTTAGAATCATTAAATGAAAAAATATATTCAATTGCTTTTTTGATTAGTAAAATATCATTGTAATAATTCTTATAAAATATATTTTTTGTATTATTTAATAAATCTATTTCATTTTCATCTAAAGTTAATATCAATTTATTTCTATATGGTGATTGTCCTTTATTATTATGTATACAAACATAATGATTAAGAGAGTTTATATCTTTTAAATTGTTAGAATGAGTAGAATCATTTGAAGAAGTATCAATACTATAAGATAAATTATTTAAAATTTTAGCATTTGAATTTTGTTTAAAGAAATTGTTCATATGTATCTTTATATTATAAAAAATCAATATATTTAAATTAGAATATTTTTTTCCTTTTATATGATAAACAATTTAAGATGTTTAATCCTTTTTAATTTAAAAGAGTAAATAAAATAAATAATTGATTTGTATTTTTTTATTAAGTAAGTTTAATAATTAGATTTATTATATAATAAATAAATTATGATTCGATTCGATTTTTTTGCATTTAACTGGACACATAGAGATGAATACACTGATGAAGGCTTGAAAAATACAATTAGAATATATGGTATTAATAAAAAAAATGAAAGTGTTTATGTTAAAATACCTGATTTCCAAATTCCTATGTGGATTGAATTGCCTCAAGATATCGAATGGACTGATCATTATATAAGAGTTATAACAAATCAATTTATGAATGTTAAAAAAGATATAAGACCAACTCATATATCTTTTCAAAAATTACATAAATTATATTATGCAGAAGTAAAACAAAAGAAAGATAAAGATGGTAATAAATATTATGAAAAAAAGAAATTTCCTTATTTATGTGCTATGTTTGATAATACTCAAGCATTAGAAATATTTAAAAATATTATTTCTACCTATAAAGGTTATCAAATTGATGGTATTGGTAAATTAAAATTTAAATGTCATTGTTTTGAAAGATCTATTACACCTGTTTTAAAATTATTTGCTGTAAGAAATTTACCATCATCAGGATGGATTACAGGTATTGGTAAAAAAGTTTCATCAGAAGATAAAGAATCAACTAAAAAACATGAATATATATGTAGTTTCACTCAGTTAATGAAAACAAAAGATGAAAAAATAAAAACATTTCCTATTGTATATCCTAAAGTATTATCTTTTGATAATGAAGCTTTTTCAAGTGTTGAAAATTCAATGCCTAATTCTAAAAAACCTGAAGATAAAGTATTTCAAATTGGTTGCACTTTATTAGAACAAAATGGTAAAAATAAAACATATAAAAAATATCTATTATCTTTAGGCGAACCTTCTCCTATTGAAGGTGTTGTTGTAAAACATTTTAAAACAGAATATAAATTATATGTTGGTTTTATGGAATTAATTAAAGATACAGATCCAGATATTATTATAGGTTATAATATATTTGGTTGGGATATTACATATATGAATGATAGAATGTTATTTTTTGGTTATAATTGGAATGATATTAGTTCTATAAAAGGTAAAGATTCTATCATTAAAGAAATTAATTGGGAATCATCGGCATATGGTAAACAAGATATGAAATATATAGAATCTGAAGGTAGATTATTTATAGATTTATTACCTTATATAAAAAGAAATTATAAATTACACAATTATAGATTAGAAACTGTATGTGATGAATTTCTTAAAAATATAAATAAAGACCCTTTAAAAGCTAAAGATATGTTCAAATTATATAAAGAAAATAAACCTGAAGGTCTTAGTTTAATTGGTAAATATTGCGCAAAAGATAGTTATGTAACATTATTATTATATGAAAAATTATTAATATGGTTTGATTTAGTTGAAGCTTCAACTACTAATGCTGTCCCTATGTTATATTTATATACTAAAGGTCAACAAATTAAAATGTATTCTCAAGTTCTTCAATATTGTATTCATAATAATATTGTTGTTGAAAGTAATGCTTATATTCCTAATGAAAATGATAATTATACTGGCGCTTTCGTTGAAGAACCTATTAATGGTTTATATAAAGGAATAGTTCCTTTTGATTTTGCATCACTATATCCATCTATTATTATGGCTTACAATATAGATTATTCAAAATTAGTATTAGATGAAAATATACCAGATGAAGATTGTAATATCTTTATCTGGGAAGATCACATGTTGTGCTCACATGATCCTAAAATAATTGAAAAAAAAGAAAAAGAAAGAAAGAAAAAAGAAGAAAAAGAAAGAAAAGAAAAGGAAAAATTAAAAAAATCTAGAGAAAAACAAAATAAATTAACTCTAATAAAAGAAGAAGAAAAAAAAGAGGAAGAAATAAATTTATTTGAAAATCCAGATGAAGAAAAACCAAAAGCTGAAAAAAAAATAATATGTTCAAAATATCATTTTAGATTTTTAAAAGCTGATAAAAGTGAAAAAGGTGTTATACCTACATTATTAGAAAATTTAATTAAAGCTAGAAAAAATACAAGAAAACAAATTGAAGAAAATGAAAAATTAATAGATAATTTAAAAAATGATTTTAAACAAACTTCTGATATTGATTTTAAAGATAAAATTATAAAAGAAATTGAAGATTTAGAAGAATTAAATTTATGTTTAGATAAAAGACAACTTTCTTATAAAGTTTCTGCTAATTCTATGTATGGTGCGATGGGTGTTAAAAAAGGTTATTTACCGTTTTTACAAGGAGCTATGTGTGTAACAGCAAAAGGAAGAGAATCCATTCATAAAGCATCAAATTATTTAGAAAATGAATGTGGAGGAACAGTAATTTATAATGATACAGATTCAGCATATACTTATTTTAAATGTTTAGAAAATAAACCAATGAATGAATGTTGGGATTATGTTGAAAAAGTTGTTCAAAAAATTGTAGATTCTAAATTATTTCCACCACCTATGAAATTAGAATTTGAAGGTAAAATTTATAATAAATTTTTAATTTTAACTAAAAAAAGATATGTAGCTCAACCTAGTGATAGAGATGGCAATGTATCTTCTAAATTAGTAAAAAGAGGTATTGTATTACAAAGAAGAGATAATTGTCAATTTTTAAGAGATATTTATCAGATGACTGTTGATAAAATTTTAAAATATATTGATATTATCACTGATATTAAAAATAAAAATTTATCTTTAAGAGAACTTCAAACTATCCCTGAAATTAAAGATATTTTAGATAGTATTATATTTTCAATAGATACTTTATTTCAATGGAAATATAATTTTAAGAATTTTATTATTACTAAAACATTAACTAGATTACCTAAAGATTATAAAGGGAAAAGAATGCCTGTTCATGCATTTTTAGCTTCAAAAATGGAAAAAAGAGGGATACCAATACAGATAGGAAGTAGAATAGAATATTTATTATTAGATATAAGTAATGTAGGTTATAATAAAAAGGAATTACAACAAGATAAAGTAGAAGATTCAGTTTATTTTTCAGAATTTAGAGAATTATTAAGAATTGATTATCTTTATTATTTAAGAACACAAGTTGTTAAACCTATTGATGAATTATTAAAATTATGTCTTGGTATTCATAAATTTATGGAAACTCAATTTGAATTTAGAGTTAATAAAACTAATTTATTAGCTTCATTTAAAAATAAACTTAAACCTCAGATAATATATTCAGAATAATTTTAAAAATTAAAAGAATAAACAAAAAATATTATCTATATAATATATTAATATATTATATAGAATGCTTAAAATGAATTATGATACTAATGATTATATTAATAATCTTTTAAATACTATACAAAAAAATAATATATCTATGAGCACTATTAAAAATAAATCTTACTTAAAATCAAAATATGTTGTAGATGATAACGAAATTGATAATATATTATCCTCTATAAAATCAAAAAAAAATAATCCTTATGAAATTCCAAATAAAAATGATGAATCTTCTTCTTCTGACGATGAATCTTCTTCTTCTGATGATGAATCTTCTTCTGACGATGAATCTTCTTCTTCTGATGATGAATCTTCTTCTTCTGACGATGAATCTTCTTCTTCTGACGATGAATCTGATAAAGAAAAAGAAGATTTAGATAAAATTGAATTTAATGAAGAAGAATATATTTATAAAGACACTATTATAAGTTCAAATGAAATAGAGGAATTAGATAAAATAGTTTATAATGAATATAATAATTTTTATGATACATATATAAAATATGATGATGATGATATTCAAAATAAAATAGATATAAGATATATAATATTTTATAATTATATAATTAAAAAATTAGCTCTTCAATTAAAAGATGAAAATATAATAAATTTTTCTCAAAGAGAATTTTTATTAGATAAATCATTTTTAATGAAAGAATTAAATAAAATATTAAAAAATAATAATACTATTCATGTATTTAATAAAATAGTAAATAGATTAATTGATAGAAATTATTTAAAAAAAAATGATATTGAAATAAATACAAAAAAGGATATTACTACTATTATTAGTTATATTAATAATATTATGATAGAAATAAATGAATATAAAGATATAACTATTGATACCTTATATAAATTAACTAATGAATATAAATTAAATAATAAAATAAGTGATGAAACTAAACTTCAAATTAATAATCTTATAAAATATTATAAAGAAAATCCAATTTTAAGTATATTGAATAAAGAATATTATATAAATAGTTGTATAAATAATTATGAAATATCAATTATACATGATAACTTCTTTCTAAATCAAAAATATAAAGACTTATTAATACAACATTTAGATTTTTTTAATAAAATAAAAAAATTATATAATAATTGTTATATATTAAATTTATATGATAATTATTTAAAAGTAAATGATACTTCTTCAGAACCTCTAAATAAAAATATATATAAAGAATTAAGTTTATATAAAATGGAACAAATAATTAAAAATTTATACAAACCATTAGATGATAATATTGATTCGTCTTTTAATGATTCTGAAAAAAAATTTTTATATATCATTAAATTTAATATAAATGAATCTTTAAAAAAAAATCCAGATAAAACTGAAATTGAAATTATTAATTATTATATAGATTCATTATATAGTTTATTAGAAGAAGATTATGATAAAATAGATAAATTATATAAATCAGATAAAATAAATAAAGATTATTATAAAATAATAAAATCGATTGATATACAAGAACAATATTTATTAATTGACAAAATATATAAATATTTAAAAAATAGATATAATGATAGAATACAAATAAATAGAAATATAAAAGAAATTATAAAAGATATAAAAATGAATAGAGAGAATACATTAGATATAGATAAATTAAATAAATATATGATAGCTATTATATATGTGATAACAAATAATAAAAATACAATTGATTTATTAAATAAATTAAAACTGAATTCAAATCAAAAAGAATTAACTTTTATTAATAAATTAGAAAATATTTATTTACTTAAGCAAAAAAATATAAAAGATAAAATAAATGACTATAATATAGATGAATTATATAGAGAAATTGTTTTTATATTAAAAGAAAATAATAATACATTAAAAGATCCATTAAAAAGTAATTTAAATAGAAGAAAATTAAGAAATTTAATGAGTTATGTTATAGATGATAATAATGAAAAAACAAATAGTAATTTAGAAATGATTAATAATTGTATAAAATTACATAAAAGTAAAAAATGGTTAGATATTCCTGAAGGATATCAATATTTTATAGCACATCCTAAATATTATAATAAAGAGAAAATGTGTAAAAATAAAGATAAGTCTATTATGTATTATGGAAATTTAATAGGTAATATAGAATTAGAAGATAGTATATTTACAACAAGAGATTTAGAGATATATGAACCAACAGATGAATATTGGAAATTATATTGTAATTTAAATTATTTACCAACAGATGAATATAAATGTAATTATGTAGGAATGATATATACATTTACAGATAAAGATAAAAATGTAAGAAAATTTATAAATGGATTATATAATAAGAATACAGGAGATTATAAAATATTAACAGAAAAGGATTATAAAAAAGAGTGTAATTGGTTTCAAAAATATAATAATAGTATTATAGGTAAAATAAATAATTTATTAAAAATGAAAATAAGTGATATACCTTTAGAGTATAAACAAACAATAAAAGATGTTATTATTGATAAATTGAAAAAAATTTATATGCCATATGTTAATAATCAATCCAATTTAAATCAAGAAATTTATAGAATAAATATGGAATATAATTTAAATATGAAGATAGAAAATATTATGAATAAAATAAAAGAGTTAGATGAAATAATAGAGAATAGTTCAAATAATAGTTTATATAATTATTTATTAATAGTTAATTTTATAATAAGTTTATTTTCAAGAGTATCTCCATTATTTGATATGAGTGCTTATGGTAGATATATAATATATTATTATCCTGATTTATCAATTATATTTAATATAACAGATGATGAACAAGTTATTAATAATAGTGAAAATAAAGATATATCTTTTTTAAATAAATTATTAATAAGATTTTATCCATATTTTAATCATATAAGAAAAGATAAATTTGATGTAATAAGTAATTATATAAATAAATATATCCATCTTAATATGGATATGGATATCATTAATATCTATAAAAAATATATGTTATTAGACAATATATCTTCTTCAAATTTAAATTATAATATGAAAACTAAATTAAATAATTTAGAAGAAATAAAGATGAAAGAACAACAAAATATAATTGAATTATTAGATATAAAAGAGAATATAAATAGATTTGCATATGAAAATGATATTAATGAATATTATAAAAAAATAGAGAGTTATTGTTCACCAAAAAATACATTATTTAAAGTATATATAAATGATAAAAATAATCATATTCAATGTGTAACTAAAAATAATTATAAAGATATTATTAAGACAAATTTAATATCAGATAATGATAAAAAATATATAGAAAATTATTTTACAACTAAAACGAATAATATAGTTGATTTATTAATTAATATATATAAAAATAATATTAATGTTAAATTTAAAGGGGCAACTCATTCCAAAAATAAAGAAAGTATTATAAAAGATATATCATATGAAGATATAGACGATATATTTATAAAAGTAGAAAGAATATTAAATAAAAGGATAAGTAAAGAAGAGAGAGTAAAATTAATGAATAAATTAGATATATATTATAATTATGTAGATGATATAGATGTATTTACAAAAGATATAAATATATTAATGAATAAATCATTAGAGTATTATATTGATGAATATATAAAAGATATAGAAAATAGATTGGATAAATATAATAATTTAGAGAATACAACAGATGAAGAATTAAAGAATTTAATTGAGAATGATTATGAGAATAGATTTATTATATTTAAAAATATATTAGATGTTTTACATTATAAATATAATACTACAATTTATAATATCAAAAATAATTTATTAGATAGTTCTGAACATCCTTCAATTGATTATTATGTTATTGAATATATATCACAAAAATTAGAAGAAATTATTAAATATAGAGTAGATGGATATGATTATGATTTAATAACAAATGATATCAGAAATATATCATTAAATAAAGAAAAATATAATAAAATGCAAGAATCCTTAATAAAATCAAATGTGAATTTTAGTATAGATAAACAAGGTAATAATAGATGTTATATATGTGATAAAATAATGAGAGGAGAAGAAGATTTAAATATAAATGTAGAATATAAAGATATAAATGAAAATATAAAGATATCATTTTGTTCAGTTGAATGTTCAAATAAATATAAATATAAAACTGAAGGATATAAACCATATCATAATAAAAATAAAGGTGTTAAGAGTATGACTGAATTTATAATGAATAAATGTATAAATAAGATGATAGAACCACCAAGTAAAGATATAGTAATAGATGAATTAATAAAGAATGATTTAGATAAATTTAATAGATTAGATTTAAGTAAGAAACAATTATATGATTTAATTATTTCATTAAAGACATGGGAACCAGATTTTAAAAATAAAAATATACAATTATGTATAGAGAATATATCTATTTTATTTGAGAAAGATATATCAGAATATAAATCAAATGGGAAATATAATTATAAAGATATATGGAATATGTTAGTAAATGATCCAATCATACAGATAAAAGAGAGAATAAATAATAAATTAACATATAAGTATGAGATGGGAATAGCAGAATATTTAAAGAGAAGAGAACAGAAAGAATTAGATAAATAAAAAGAAAATAAAAAATTATTATCTTGTAAAAATTTAAAATAGAATGGCTGAACCTAGTTTATTAAAAAAAATTTTAACCTTTATCCCTATTATATTTGCACTTGCATATGTAGCTTTATCTGCTATTACATATATATATATTGAAACAAGTCGTTTACCTGAAGATTCTGAAAGTAAAGTTAAGATGAATACTGCTAGATATACATCAATGACTAATTTAATATTATCAGTAATTGCTTTATCAGTAATAGTATATATTTATTATAAATCATTAAAAATACAAACACAAACAGTAGGGTATTATCCTAGTTATATTATTTAAATAAAATATTTTAATCCAAAGATTTTTTTTTATGGATTTTTTGGATTTAATTGATTTTATATTTAATTATTAGATTATATTTTAATTTATGTTTTTAGATGGAAAAAAACATAAATACAATAATGGTAATAATATATATAAGACTCATCCATCCATAATAACAATAATGAAAAACCACTAAGGGGAGAAAAAATCAACAAAATTTGTTGTTGTTTTTTATTTTTGGGTCCCCAAATTTTTTAAAAAGATCCATTTTTTATTATTCATATATTAGATGTTTTAGATTATTTTATACTTAATCTTTAAGACAAAATATATATCCAAAAAGATATATATAATCTATTTTTATATTAATTTATAGTGAATCTTAAAGACAAAATATATATCTTTTAATATATATATAATAATTAAAAAATATTAAATAAAAATGATAGTTGATTAAAAAGAATAAATATATATCCAAAATATAATAAAAGATAATAAAAGATAATAAAATATAATAAAAGATAATAAAAGATATATAATCTCTTTTTGTAGAAAAATAATAAATAATTTGATAAAAAAATTATTTATTATTTATATTATTATAAATATATAAAATGGAAGATTTGTATTACAAATTTGGAACTCCCGTATCACTTTCTAAAGATGATTTTGATGCTGCTGATTCATGTTTAAGTTCAACTAAATATTTTAAAACTGATAATGTATTAAGATTTGATGCTACTTTATGTAATAATTATATGGTTCAAAGATGTGCAAATAAATGGGATTCAAAATGTGATCAATTTTTAATAGAGAGTAATGATACATTAAAACCAAAGATAGTAGATGGTTTGAAACCAGCAGAATTTTTAGAAGAAGTAAGTAGATGGAAATTTTGTTCATTAGATAAAAATGATCCTAATGCTAAATGTGTTCAATTATGTGAACCTATTAATCCAGCTGCTCAAGTATCACCTAGTGTATGTTCAATATATGGAACTGAAATATATAATAATAATAGTTTATTACAAGATATAGCAGGTGATTTTCCAGCAACAGCAAAATTACAAGGATATTCACCAGTAAAAATTAGTAAATGTCCTATAACATGTAATAAAATAGAAAATATTCAAGAAAATGATAAAGTAATAGATTTATGTTTAACAACAGGTAGATGTCAAGATGTAATGATGCAGTTAGCAAAATATGTTAAAAAGAATAATGTAGAAGTTAAAAATGCTAAATTTAAAAAATATATGGAATATTATAATTCATTACCTAAATCAACTATTCCTGCTATGTTTTCTAATACATATAAAAATAATCCTTCTCCTGAACCTTTAATGGTAAATAATCAAAATAATAATATACCACAACAATTTTATATATTAGAAAATAAAAATAATGGTGAAATTAAATCTATAGAAGAAATAAAAAGAATGCAAGAACAAAATAAAAATAATATTACAACTTATTCATTAGATGATATAAAAGATGAAGTAGAAGATAAAACAGGATTATCATTTAAACATTTAGTAATGTTAATATTATTTGTATTAGTAGGATTAATATTAATTAAAAGATGTAAAAAAAATTAATTTTTATAAAAGAAAAAATTAATATAAATAAAATAATTTATAAATAAATAATTTATAAATTATAAATGAGTTTTAATACTATATTTGATAAAAATCAACATAATAATGAAAATATATATGATTTTAATACATATTTAGAAATAGGGTCATTTGAATATATACCTAAAAAATTTTTAGATATAGATACTAATACATTTGGTAATACTAAATTAAATTCTTTTTTAAAATTAAAACAAAAATTATTAGATAATAATACTTGTTTTCAAGATAAATGTCAAGGTATAAGATATTTATGTCATATACCACATAAAGATAAAATTAAACATGTAATGGAATGTTGTAAGAATGTATTAGAAAATGAAGATTATGATATAGATCAAAGATATTACTTTTTTTCTAATAATGAAAAATATTTTAAATTAGATGATCATATTGTATTTGAATGTTATCCTTTATTTTTTAATTTATGTGTAGAAAGAAATTATCCTTTATTATTTACATTATTATGTTCAAAATATATTATATCTACAGTTCCTAATAAAGATTTAATTGATAAAGCTAAAACTATATTATATAATATATCTTCAGATATAAATGAAACTATACAATTTAGATGTGAAGCTATTGATACATTATTAGAATATGGAAGTTTAAAGGATAGAGAATTTGCAAAATTGGAATTAGAAAAACTGGGTAATAATTATTATGATAATATGATACAAACAATATATACAAATACTCAGAATGTTCACGATGAAACTATTAATACATCAATAAGAAATATGTTAAGATCATTAATTAAAGATGATTTAAAATATAAATTAGAAAAAGAATATCAGATTGAAGATATTCATAATTTTATTATTGATTATTGTAATAAAAATGAATCAAATTATTCTATTTATTTAGATACATTAAAACGTTTAATGACAGATCCTTCTAAATATGAAGGAAAGAATTTATGTAATATTATATTAATGGTATGGAAAAAAATAAATTCATTTGAAGAATCTATTAAATTAGAACTATATAAAAGATTTATTCAAGAATTAGAAGATATGATTGATACTTGTAGTTCTGGTCATTTATCTAGACTTTTAAATATTTTATCAGGATATATTGAAGATAAAGACTATCAATTAAAAATTAATCCTATTGATTCTCTTAGAAGTTCTATATTTGCTAGATTAAATTCTGAATTAAGAAAATTAGGAATAAATCAACAAGAAGAAATATTATTAGCATTATCAAGTTCAAATAAAGAAGATAAATTTATATTAGAAGAATATATAAGTTATTATTCACCAAAAGATGAATTAAAAGAGGAATATAAAGAGATAATGAAAGAAGAAGAATTTGAAGAAGTATATAATAGAACAATAAATGAATATATGGGGTTATAAATTATACTATAATTTAAATATAGTATAATTTTTTCTTAGGAAAAATTAATTTTTATAAATAATTTATTTAAAAATATCTAATTTTTTATAAAAAATATCAAATGCTTTTTTAACAACATCAATTGCTTTTAATGATCTATTTGTTTCTACTGTAAATATATATTCATTTTTTCCTTCATTAAAACTATATGATACTGGAGATACACATGAATATTTAGAATGTTCTTTACCTATAGATTTACAAGCATATGAAATTAAATTTATAGTTTGATTAGGAGCTAATTTAAGTAATAAAATACCATTACTATTAGTAAATGAAGAATTTATATCATTTAAAGAATAAGATACAGGTGAAACATTAGAATCATCAGAAATAATATCTGAAGAATAAACACTAATTGTTTCATTTGTATTATTTTTTTTATTTAAAATCATTTTAATAGAACATTTATTACAACCAGAAATACAATCACATTGTTCTCTAAAATTATAATTATCTGCTTTATCTGATAATAGAGGTATTAAACCTAATCTATGAACTATAAATTCATCTAATAAACAAGAACTATTTTCTATAATTTCAACATAATCAATAGCCATAATAGGAATATCTGAAATCATAATTCTTCTTAGACCATTAGCAATTGAACAATCAATATCAGAGATAGAGAATACAAGTAAATCATCATATTTATTATCTAAAATAGTAAATTTTGATTTTATAGACATTTTGTATAATATATTTATTTATAATTATATTAATTATAAATAAATCATTAAATTATTTTTATTTTGTAATTACATTAAATATTAATGGAAATACTTCACTTATTTGTTCTAATACTTTATGTGCTACTTCTCTATGTTCTTTTTGTGTTGTTGGATCTAATCTAGCTTCTAAATAATGTATCCATGATCTTATATTTGCATTTACATACATTCTAGTCAATGTATTTCCCTCTGGTAATACTGATCTAGCTTGTTCTTTAGCTATACCTTTAGATATAGCCCATAGATAAGTTTCTTTAGCTATATTAATAACATTTTGTTGTTTTTCATTCCATTGATTTTGTAATTCAATATCATCTATTTCAATTGAATTTTGTCTATTTTTATTATCTTGTAATCTTGCTTCTCTTAATGTAAATTCTAATTCTTTTACAGGATCATTATACCTTTGAGAAAATTCTTGAAAATTCATACTTCTGTGTCTTAAAATTTGACGAGCAATATCTCTAGTAGTTTCAATTTCTAGACATACATTAGCCATTTCAAAAGGACTAATATGTTTATTTCTAAGAAGATATTTTAATAATTTATCAGAAGTTTCAGTATTAAATTGATTAGAGGGGTTACTTACACGAGCACAGAAAGAAATAATATCTTTAATATCATTAATACCATTATTTTGAATATCTTGACTAGGTTTAGTAAAAGAAATTAATTTTACATTACTCATTTTATTATATAATATTATATAATAAAATTTATATCTTTAAAATTAAAAAAAAGTTAAAGATGTATATTAGTCATTTTGTTAAAAAGAGGATAAGTTCTATTTTCTCTAGGATATAAATATATATTTTTAACATTAGATGTATCTAAGAAATTAATAAAATTACAAAAAGAACTATCAATACAATGAATTTCATCTGCATTTTCTATTATTTTTTTAAAAAATAAAATTGGTTTATTTTGAATATTTTTATTTAATTGATAATATATATGACCTTCGTCATAAGGATTGTTACAAGGATTAATAATACATAAATTATTATTTTCATTTAACAATTTAGAAGATAAATTAAATTTAGTATTAGAAGAACTATCATGAACAAACAAATAATTTTTATAATTTTCTAATATAAATTCAATATAAGAATCAGTATAATCATCTACATAAAAATATTGTTTTACTATATTATAATCAATATCTAATTGTTTATAAAATATATTTGGAATATCTTTATAATCTTCATTTTTTAAATTTGAATTTTTAGCTGAATGAATACCACATATATAAGGTGTATAATCTTTATAAGTTTCTTTATCTAATTCATGATATGATTGTATAGGATTCCATTTAAGATTTAATTGATCATTTAAAATAATATGAATATCTTTATCATCTTTATAAAATAATTTAACATTATCATAATATTCATGTTTACAAACAACATATACTTCATCATATTTTGTAGCTAAATATCTAGCTACACCAATCATACATATCATATCACCTAGGCCTAAATGAGAATATAAAAGAGCTTTTTTAATACGATAACCTTTTTGTTCTAAAAAGGTAGAATTAAATGTATTATTAATTTTAGTTTTAATTCTACATCTTCTATCATTTTCATCTAAAATTAATTTACAAGTATTATTAGAGGACAAGTAATCTTTATCTTGATTAATAATTTCAGATCTCAGATTGTCTTGAATATTCCATATATTTTCATTAATATGTAAAAGTATATTATAATAATGTAAAACTTTATTTTTATATATAAGAAGATCTTTTATAAGTTCGTCATATTCTATTTTTACATTTTTTAATTTATTTTCATTTTGAATATATTTTAATTTTATTTCTAATATAGTTAATTTATCTAGAGCTTCTCCTATTGATATAGGTAAAAAAATACTCATTCTTATATATTTTTAATCATATATATAATTAAAGTATAATTTTAAATTAAAATATTATTTTTAATTAAGAAAATACATTTAAAATTATAGTTTATTAATAGTAAATAATATATAAAAATGATGCAAGGACAAATAAATTTAGGTTCTAAATTTGGTAATAGAATTCATTCTATATGTAAAAATCCTGAATATAAAAAATATTGTGAAGTTGGAACTTGGAATGGAAGAGGATCTACACAATGTATAGTTCAAGCTATATTAGATAAAGAGGATAGTAGTAATAATATATTTTGGTCAGTTGAAGCAAATAAAGGTTTATATAATATAGCAAATAAGTATTATAATAATAAATATGCATTTTTAAGATTATTAAATGGAAAGATAAATAAAAGGGGAATAATGAGTAGAGAGGAAGTAGAAAATCATAAATTTTTTCCATTAATATATGAACATTATTTATTACATTACGATAATGAATATAATTCATTTACAACATCAGAATATGTAGGAGATCAAATTGATAAAGAGATAGATGTTGTATTATTAGATGGAGGAGAATTTTCAACAGAAGGAGATTTTGATTTTTTTAGAGATAGAAATGTAAAAGTATATTTATTAGATGATGTAAATATTATAAAATGTTCAAGAATAAGACAAGAATTATTAAATAATATTAATTATAAATTATTAGATGAAGATTTAAATGATAGAAATGGTTGGTCGATATTTATTAGAAATGATTAAAAATATATAAAAACATATTAAAATCTAATATGTTTTTATTTTTAATTTAAAATTTTAATTTTTTATATATAACTATTATTTTTAAATTTAAAATGAAAATTTTATTTTATGGTGGTTATGGTTGGATAGCAACCTATATTATTGACGAATTTAAAAGATTAAATCATGAAATTATAATATCAAACAATCGTATTGAACCTAATAATAAAGATATTATTGAGAATGAAATTATAAATATAAATCCTGATAGAGTATTTTGTTGTTTAGGAAGAACTTCAGGATTTGATAAAAATACAAATACATATATAAATAATATTGATTATTTAGAAACTAATTTAAAAGAGAATATGAACGATAATTTATATTCACCTTTATTATTAGGTTTTATTTGTAATAAATTAAATATACATTTATCATATATGGGAACAGGATGTATATTTAGTGAAAATACAAATGATATAGAAAATATAAATAGATATAGAGAAGAAGATAATCCAAATTTTTTTGGAAGTAGTTATTCAATAGTAAAGGGATATACAGATATATTAATGAAACAATATATAAATGTATTAAACATAAGAATAAGGATGCCTATAATAAAAGAAAAACATAATAAAAATTTTATAACAAAAATATTTGCATATAATAAAATATGTAGTTATCCTAATTCAATGACATATTTACCTGATATGATACCTATTATTGTAGATTTATGTATAAATGAAAGAAGTGGAACTTATAACTGCGTAAATAAAGGGTATATATCACATAAAGATATTTTTGATATTTATAATAATAATATAAAAGAATCAGAAAATAAACATATATATGAATTAATAGATGAAAATGAATTAAATAGTATATTAAAAAGTAAGAGATCAAACAATGTATTAGATACACAAAAATTAGAAAAAGAATATAATATAAGACATATAAATGAATGTATAAATGAATGTATAAATTATATGATAAAGACCTCTACTTTTTAAAAAGGAAAGCTCTTTATCTCTAAATATATAATTTTAAATATAGAGTATATATTTTATGAGTATTAATAATATTCATCGTTATTATCATCAATATTATCAACATATTCATCAACATATTCATCAATGTATTCATCAATATATTCATCAATATCATCATTATCAATATTTTCATCATTTAAATGATCTAAATGATCAATAAAATCATCATTTAGATTAGAAGTAAATTCATCTTTTAAATAAATATTTTCTTTATTTAAAATAAAATCTCCATCTAATCTTTTATTAACAATTGTTTTTTTATTTTTATCATATATGATATCTTTTATATTTACAATAATACCATCTAAATATTCAATATCTTGATTACAATGAGTTTTATAAATATAAATAGAGTCGATAATAGTGTTATATATAAATTGTAATTTATTAAGTTTAATATTATGTTTATTTTTTAATTCAATAATATATTTTTGAATTAAAAATTCTTTAATATTTTTTTTCTTAATATTTTTCCAATCCATAGTTTTAAAATCATTATAAGTTTCATTTATGATATCATTATCTTTTTTATATTGACCATCTTTATTTTTATATTCTGATTTTAGAATATTAGAAAATAATTCTTTGAATCTTTTTTGAATAGTTAATTCATCGTCATTTAAAAAATTATATATAATATTATTTTTTCTGGATATATTTCCAGTTATTATACTATTTTTTATATTTATACCTTTAGGACATATACCACGAGATAGATCATTAAAAAGTTGTTTCCAATAATCATTAGTTTCAATAGAACTGCATTTAAAAAGGATAGGATAAAGTATATCTTTTTCTTTTTTAAGACGGAAAGCAGATCTTTTTTTACTACTCATGATAATGTAGATAATATATATCAATATTTTTTTTTAAATTGCAATTATATTTTAATGAATTAAAAAAATTCACTTTTGTTTTATTAATGAAAATTATAAATTATAATAATTTATAATTTATTATAAAGAGATTTCAATTATTTAATATTTTTTTCCTATGGAAAAAAACGATTTTGGGGAAAAATATTAAAAATATTTTTATATTTATTTAATTTTAAATATGTTTTCTTATTCTAAATTGCCTTTTGGTATAATACCAAGATATAAAAATTTAAATGATAATACAACATTAATAGATGATAATAGTTTATATTATACAAATTTAGAGACACAGGATAATCAAAAGATAGGTCAATTAAGTACTTATTATTATAATCCAGATAATTTAGATCTTTCAGAATTAAATGAATATAAAAAGGTTTTAATTGTTAAAGATATAAATAATAAAACTTCTAGATTTCAAAATGATAATCCAGAATTAAGAATTAAAAATAGTATTAATAATAAAACCGACGGAATACAAAGTATTTTATTTGAATTAGCTCCTGGACATAAATTAATTACTGATTGTAATAATTTAGATTGTTCTGAGTATATTAATAAATTAGCACAATGTAATAGTGATAAGATAACAATAAATAATAGTTTAACACAATGTAATACTGATAAGACAACAATAAATAATAATTTAACACAATGTAATACTGATAAGACAACAATAAATAATAATTTAACACAATGTAATAATGAGAAAACAACAATAAATAATAGTTTAACACAATGTAATAGCGATAAGACAACAATAAATAATAGTTTAACACAATGTAATAGTGATAAAACAACAATAAATAATAATTTGACACAATGTAATAGTGATAAGACAACAATAAATAATGGTTTAACACAATGTAATAATGAGAAAACAACAATAAATAATAGTTTAATAAGATGTAATAGTGATAAAAAGAAATTAATTGAAGATATAGAATCATATATAAATAATAATAAATCGAAAGAGGATTTAATTAATATATTAAAAGATGAGAAAAAGAAATTAGAAGAATCAAAAACAGTAATTAAGGAAGATGAAAAACAAAAATATATATCTATAGTATTAGGAATATTAAGTTTTATATTAATAGCATTTATAGTATATTATATATTTTTTAGAAAAAATAAAAAATATAAATAAATAATTATATATAAAATGACAAATATAAATCCTAGAACACAAGATTTAATAGATTTTATTAAATCTAAATATAACATAAATCCAGTTGTATTATCTGGAAGAAAAATGTATATATATGATTATCCAATAAATAATGACAGTAAATATAATTTTGATTATCATATATTTGAAACAAAAGATAAAATAGAATTAAATGGAATTATAAAGAATAATACAAATTCAACTAAATTTTTAACATTCGTATTAAATCCTAATACATCTATGTCTTTTCTAGATATAAATCAGAATGGAGATGAAAAAAAGACGGATAATGATAGTAATAAAGATAAAGAAGAGTTAGTTTCAGTTAGAGAAGATTTAAAAAGATATAAATTAATTAGTTATGTATTAGGAGTAATAACGATGATAACAATCATAGTAATAATTTATTTATTATTTATAAAATAAAAAATGTATATTAATATAAATTTATATGAAAATTTATATTAAAAGAATGAATAATTTAATATAAAAATAATAAAAATGACACATAAAGATAAAATTGTTTTATTGATGATGATTAAAAATGAAGAAGCTAGAATAACAGTTTCTTTTGATAGTGTTAAGGATTTAACAGATACATTTATAATATTAGATACAGGTTCAACTGATAATACAATACCAATAATAAAAGAATATTGTGAAAAAAATAAAAAGAAATTGTATTTAAAAGAAGAGGCATTTGTAAATTTTGAAGTAAGTCGAAATGTATCATTAGATTATGCAGATGAGGTATTAAAAGAAGAGAAATATTTATTATTATTAGATTGTAATGATGAATTAAAAAATATAGATAAATTGATAGAATTTTTAAATATATATAAAGGAGAGAGCACAGGATTTCATTTAAAACAGAGTTGGTGGAATGGAAAATCAAATGATAGTTATTGGAATATGAGATTAATAAAATCACATAAAGGATGGAGATATAAAGGAGTTGTTCATGAGTATATTGCAAATAAAAATTATGAACAAAAAGATTTAGAAAGATATATAATGAAGATATCAGGAGTAATATTATATCAAGATAGAACAAAAGATGATGATAAATCATATAAAAGATTTTCAAGAGATAAAGAATTATTATTTAATGAATATTTAAAAAATCCAAATGAATCAAGAACAATGTTTTATTTAGCACAGACATGTTCATGTTTACAACATTTTCAAGAATCATATAAATATTATATGTTAAGATTAAAATTAGGTGGATTTCAAGAAGAAATTTATCATTCATATTATAGATTAGGAGAAATATCGAGAGTATTAAAACATCCATGGGAAGAGTCATATCAATGGTATATGAAAGCATTTGGACATTCACAGAGAGTTGAACCTTTATTAAAAATTATTGAATATTATAAAAGTAATAATTATAAAGGTGAATCTAATCCAGATTATTTAACAGCATATATGTATTGTTCAATAGCATGTAAATTATTATATCCAAAAAATCAAATTTTATTTATAGATAAAAGAGCATATGATTATACAAGATGGCATTATATGGGAATAGTAGGATATTATGTAGGAAGATATAAAGAAGGGAAAGAAGCGTGTATAAAAGCATTAGAAGTAGAAGATAATGATATAGATATGACAAATTTATTATATTATTTAAGAAAAGAGAGAGAATTAAAAGAGATAATAAGTAATATACAAAATAAAACGAAATTAAATAATGAAATGAAAATTAAAATAGATCATCAAAATATATTTCCATCAATGATAGCTATAAGTATAAATGAAAATGAGATGCAACCAGAACAAGAAGATATAAATATAAAAAGAACAAAGTATGAGATAATAACGAAAGCGACAGTAAAAATGTTAGAAGAGATAAAAAATAAACAATAAAATATTTTATATTAATAAATAATAAATAATAAAAATGGAAGATAATTATAGATTTGATACAATTCCGTATGCATCATCTAATATGTTAAAAACAAAAATGAAAAAGAAAAGAAATTTACCTAAAGAATTTAATTTATTAAAAAAATATAAAAATAATTTATATCCTATTTTTAGACAATATGTTTGTGGTTCTTGTTGGGCATGGGCTGTAGCATCAATTATATCAGATAGATATATGATTAAATTTAAAACAAAGAATCCATTAATAACACCTACATCAATAATGTCAGGTATATATTGTATGAAAAAAGGATCATCAAATATAGATTTATATAATGGTTGTGAAGGAGGATCAGCATTTGATGCATTAGTATTATTAAGTGAGATAGTAAATTCACCAAGGGAGATACAGTGTGAAAATTATGATTTAAGAAATATATTTAAATCATATGAATGTGATAATTATGATTGGTGTGAATTAAATCCAAGATGTAATACAAGTTTACTAGAAGAGAATGGGAATGAGATATTAGATCATTTTAAAAAGAGTGAAAATATGAATGATATAATGCCAGAGTTTACAGAGAAATGTCAAAAACATATACCAACAAAAGATTATAGTTCAACTATATCAACAAAATATAATAAAGATAGTAAAAATAATATAAAAGATATTAAGTTAAGTAAGGCATATGTATTAGAAGATATAGAGTCAATAAAATATGCTATATATACAGGAGGACCAGTAATAAATAATTTTGTTATATTTCCAGATTTTATATATAAACCAAAAGGACAAGAATTATATTGGATAGAAACAGATAATATTTATATACATAAAAAGAATACAAAAATATATGATATGGGAGAACATAATAATGATGATAATGATTTATTATTAGGATATCATTCAACTAGTATAATAGGATGGGAATATCATAAATTTAATAAAAAAAAATTATTTGAAATATTAAAAATAAATTATAATGATAATGATAAGGATGAATATATAGAGATACCATATTGGATATGTAGAAATATATGGGGTAAAGAATGGAATGGAAATGGATATTATAAGATAGCAATGACAAATTTTGATTTAGGAATTAATACAGAAGTAGGATGTGATATACCTATAGAATTAAAAGTAAATGAATGTTATATGCCATGTCATTTAAAATGTAATAAAGGGAATAATAGTTGTATGAAAACTAAATTTGGAGGTTGTTGTGCTATAGATATATTAGATTTAAATGAGATAGATTATAGAGAGAAAACAATATATAATATGAATAATAGTATAAAACCGTCAAGATTAAAGAATGGAATATTACCAAGTAATTTTTCAAAAGAGACATATATAATGTTAGATAAGAATCATACAAAGAAGAAGAAGAAAAAATTATTTATACTATTATTAATAATTTTGTTAATAATAATATATAGGTATAGAGAATGCACATATATGATATATATTATATTGACAATATTATGTATAATATTAATAAATAAATTATAATTTTTTGAAGGAAAATGAATAAATATAATCTAAAACTATTTATAATTAAATATAATTATAAATGAAAATTATTTCATTAAGATTTGAATTAATAAATGAAATACTTAAGATATTAGGGGAAACATCATCTTGTTATGGAACATTTTTAAGAAATTTTTTTGAATATAAATATCATAATCAATTTTATGATAATAATAATATTGATTTTTATTATATTAATAAAAAAGAAGGTTTTTTTGATTCTAAATTAATAGATAAATTTAAGACATTTATAAATTATTTTTATTCAAAAAATAATATAAAAAGTTATGAAATATTAAATGTTGCATATATTAATGATGCTAGAATATTTAAAGATGATAAGTCGACAACCAATCAAGAGAGAATACCGATATATAAGATAACATTATTAAATAATAATTTAGATTTTATATTTATAAATATATTATGTTGGAAACCGAAATTTTTAGGAGAATTTTCAGTAGATTGTATTGAATATAATGATAAAGGATTTTATAGCGGAGATGATAAATATATAATAAATGAATTATTAGAACAATATAGAACAAGAACAACATATTTTAATAAAAATTTATCATTTATTCAAGGATTAGCATTTCCAGTGATACCAATACCCAGAAATAGAAAAGTTAAATTTTTATCATTAATATATAATAATATAATTAAAAAGATATTACCATTTATAGATGAAAATATATTAAGTTATACTATAAAAGGTTGTTATCCTATAATAAATCATGAAAAATTTGAAGATTGTCCTATAACAGCTACAGAACCACCATATATTAATTTAATGTTAGAATGTCAACATAAGATATCAATAGAGGCATATAAAGGTATAATATTTAGTAAATATGATAATTCAGAGTCAGTTAGATGTCCGTATTGTAGAAATGATTTAAAATTAAAATTTTATAAATAATTATTTAAAAATTCATTATATTTAAAAGGTAAATTATTATTAGTATTAATATCAATGAATTCCCATTGTTCATCGTTTCTATTAAATAGATCTTTAGAGTTATTTATTTTATCTTTAATATTATTAATATTAGTATATAAATCATTGTTGTATTCTTGATGTGCAAAATTTAATAATTTATTTTGTATAAAATTTTCATCACCAAAATAACTTAAATGCCAACCTGCATTTTGAATAATATTATAAAAATTATAAAAACGAATAATATTAGGTTTATTATGAAAAACATTTTTATAACTTTCATAATCAACAATTTTAGAAGCATACCATTTTTTTTTATTTTTAGTATGTAAATTATAATAATAAAAATCTAGTTCCAATGAACTATTAGATTTTAGATGATCGAATATAAGAGGAGAAGGTATTTCATCAATATCAGAAATAATAATTAAATCATTACTATTTAAATTAAGTTGTTGAATACCTTTATCGATAGAATTTCTTTGATTATTTTCATTTAACCAAACTTCATTTAAAGATAAAGGTTCAGATTTAAGATCATCGCTAATAATATGAATTATTTTATCTTCAAATTTTTTATAAACATGTTTATTTTCGTTATAATAGAGTGGTTTATCGGCGCCTTTATGAGTTTTAGTAGATTCAACTAATATAAAATAATCAACTTTATCATATAAAATATTTAATCTATAATATAATAATTCAAGTTCATTATAGAATATAAAAGAGTCAATAATCATTTTCATTTTATATTAAAATGAAAATGTTTAAATATTTATAAAAATTGTAAAAATTTAAATTTATTTAAAAAAGATATAATTTTTTATTAAAAGGGAAATTACATAGTAACTTTAGAACCTTTAGTAGCAAAACTTAAAGGATATGAAAAAGTTGCTAAATTATTTCTTACTATATTATTTGAAAACATTGAAGCTATACTAGACATTTTAGGAGGATTTGGAACTTGAGATAAATTAGAGGGAGAAGGTATAGGGGAAGGAGTCATCATTTGTCTGGAACCTAAATTGGAAAATCTCATAATTTTTTCTTGAAGATCATTATTCATAATAGAGAATTTATTAATTTCATTTTGCAAATTTTGTGATATAAGTCTACAATCAGGACATACAGGACAAGATACAGAAGGACAAGGATTCACTTTAGGACATGTAGTTACTATACAAGCTTGTGGTTGATCACATTCTGTATTAGGAGGAGGGGGAAGATTTGGCATAACTTGATTAGGAGGAGATGGACCTGTAAACATAGTGGCTGTAGTCATTCTAGGAGGATTAGGAACAAAAGAAGGAGAAGGAGAAGGAGAAGGAGAAGGAGAAGGAGGAATATTTAATTGTAAGTCCCTTAATCTTTTAGTAAGTATAGTATTATCATTCATTAGTGAATTTAATTTTGTATTTAATTCATTTGTAAGTTTAGTACAATCAGAACAAGGTGTACAAGGTACTTTTTTAGGACAAGGTTGAGGTCTAGGACATGTAGTTTCAGGACAACGATCAACTGTAGGACAATCTGGATTATTACTATTATAAAAAGTAGTAGGAACTGTAGCCATAGGATTAAAATTAGGTTCATTTCCAGAAATAGGATTTTGTTGAAATTTAGTAGGAGTAGCCATAGGATTAAAATTAGGTTCAAATCCAGATATAGGATTATTCATTTGTTGAAATTTAGTAGGGGTAGCCATAGGATTAAAATTAGGTTCAAATCCAGATATAGGATTAGGCTGTTGATAACGAGTAGCTAAATGATTAGATATATTAGGTTTAAACCATGAGAATTTAGTAGCAGCAGTAGTAGTTGTAGATTTAGTATCTTTTTTATCACAATCAGATTTATTAAAAAATAAAATATAAGCTATTAAAAGACACAATAAGATGATAATTATAGATTCAGACGCCATTAATATTCGTATTTAATATAAAAAAAGAAAATAATTTATTTTAAAAATATTTATTAAATAATTTAAATGAATGTTGAAAATAAAAATCTATATCTCATATCAAAAGGTTCATATGGAACTATTTATAAAGATAAAAAAAATAATATAATAAAAGAGATGATATTATATGATAAATCAAATAAATATATAATACATAATAATATTAATGAATTATTTTTTTATAATTATTGTAAATTTAATTTAAGTAATATACCTAATTCTATTTCTATTTATAATGATATTTATTATATTTATAATAAAGATTTAATTAAAGGTTACATTGAGATGAATTATTATGGAGAAGTTTTAAATTTAAAAAATTTAAATAATGATTTAATTTATAAATATATTATTGAGTTATTTAATGGTATACATTTTTTACATAAAAATAATATATCACATGGTGATATAAAACCATTAAATATATTAATGGATAATATAAATGAAAATATTAAAATAATAGATTATGGAAGTGTAGTATTTAATCATTATGAAAAATTAAATAATATTAAATGTAATTATAGATGCACTATATATTATATATCACCAGAAGAATTACAAAATAATAAATATTATATAAGTAATGATATATGGTCATTAGGATGTTTATTATATGAATTATTTACAGGTAAAATATTTATTGAATCTTTATTTGATAGTATAAATAAATTATATATTATAAATTTAAATAAATTTAAAGATATAGAAAATGAAGAAAAATATAATTATTTAAAATATTTATTTGAATTAATAAAACAGGAAGATATTATTCATTTTATTGATAAAATTGAAAATAATGATTTTTATATATATAATAATGATTATACATATAATAGATTTATTTATATTTTAAAATTTATAATTAAAAAATGTCTTATTATTAATTATAAAAATAGAATAAATATAATAGAAATTATAGATATGATAGAAGAAGATAATATATTAATAAAAAATAAAAGTATAAGACAAAGTTTAAAAAAGATAAAATATGAATATAATGAAATAAAAATAATAGAGGTAGATATGAGAGATAAAATAGAATATAAAAAATTAATATATTATTATAAAGATTTTTATGAACATAGAAATAATATGATTTATAATATTAAAAATATAGAATTATATAAATCTATTTATTTTGATATAGATAATTTATTAACAAAGAAAAATATAGAATGTGAAATAGAATATGATTTATATATTATGATTAAAGAGAATATGAATAGAGATATAGATTTTTTTATTAAATGTAAATTAAGTTTACCTTTAATAATTTATTTTTATGATATATTTAATTATATCATTATATATGATAAAGATGTAGAAGGATTAAAAGAGATAGAAAATAAAGATGAAAATAGATGTAAAAAAGAAATGTTTAATTTAAATAAAATAATATCATTTTATTTAGGATATATAATATTAGGTAATGAGAGTATTAAAATAGATAATAATAAATATATAGATAAAATAATAGATATAATGACAGTATTACCAGATATAATGAGAATATTTAATTTTAAAAATATATTAAATTATAATTATAATATAAAAGAAAGAGAGATCATATATGATGAAAATATAAATGATAGTTTTTTATATGATATTTTAACTAATTAATTGATTTTTTTTTAAACTAGTTTAAAGATTTAAATTTATAATTTATAAATCTTTAAACTATTTATTCAAATGAATAATTTAGAAAATCAATCATTTCCTAAAAGGAAAAAGAAAAAGATGTTTGATTTAGATAATAATTTATCTAATATAAAACAAGCATCAAATCATTCTTTTCCAAAAAGAGATGAATCTAAATTAACAGAGTATAAAAAAATAAAAAATAAAGATTTACAAGATACTGATTCAATAGAAGAAATTTGTTTAGAAACTCATTCAGAAAAAAAAATAGATAAAAATTTACAAGATACTGATTCAATAGAAGAAATTTATTTAGAAACTCATTCAGAAAAAAAAATAGATAAAGACAGAGATGAAAAAAAAGAAAATATAAATTTATATAAAAATTGTTTACATACTGATACTATTAATAGTAATGGTATGGATATTTGTATAGACTGTGGTTTAGAAATATCTATTTTAAATATGAGTGAAAAAGAATGGAGATATTATGGTGATAATGATAATATAAATTCATCAGATCCAAGTAGATGTCAATTTAGAAAAAATCCTGAAAAAGGTATTAAAAAAGAATTAATAAAGTTAGGTTTTCCTATTGATATATCTAATTTATCTGATGAATTATATTTATCAGTAACTAAAGGAGAAATTAAAAGAAGTAATTTAAGAAAAGGAATAATGTTTGCTTGTGTATTTAATGCATACAAACAAAAAAATAATCCTCAGATACCTGAAGAATTACAAAAAAAATTTAAAATTGATCGAAAAAATATTTCTAAAGGTCTAACTTATTTTCATTTAAATAATTCTAATAAAACAAATGATAGTTATATTTCCATTGAAGATTTTATTCCTAAAATTATGGAAAAATTTAATATTAAACAAAATCATATTGATACTGTATTATCTTTATCTAAAGTTATAAAAAATAGTTCTTCTATTTTAATAAGAAGTAATCCTCAGAGTGTTAGTAGTAGTTTAGTATTTTATTATCTAAGAAAATTAAATCCTGATATTTCTATCTCTCAATTTAGTAGAATTGTTAAATTAAGTGAAATAACTATCTTAAGATTAATAAATGAAATTGAAAATATAATTGAAAATGAAAATCATATTCTTATCTCTTAAAATAATCTTTAACTTTTATTAAAAATTTCATATTAATTTATAATATGAAATTATCTTTTTATTTTAAATATTAATATTTAGAATTATATAAAATTTTATTTTTTATCATTAAAGATTCTAAAATTATATTATCTTTATATTGTATTCCTCTTTTATCTATCTCTTTATTTATAAATTCAACTCTTTTATTATATAAATAATTAGTTTCATCTTCTTTCCTATCTATAATAATAACTTCTTGATTTTTAATATCTAATATATTATTTATACTATATAAAATATTTTTAAAAATGGTCATATTAGAAGACTTATCATTTTTTATAATTATAAATTTATAATTAATATATTTTTTATATTCTAATATATTAAATAAATTATTATCTATATATAAAATTGTATCTTCTTTATATAATTTATTATTTTGTTCTTCAAAATTAAATTTATTACATTTAATAGAATTTAATACATAAATATAATCTGAAATTAAATCATATAATTCATTTTTACATATAATATCTATATTTTTAATATTAAAATATTCTTTTAATAAATTTATTATATCATCTAACGTTTCACTATTTTTTATATTATGAATTAAATTATCTTCATATACTATGTCACTATAAAATTCATTTTTAATTAAATTATCTTTAATTTTTAAAATAGATTTTTCAGTTTTATTTATAGAACTATCTGGAATTTGTATATTTGTTTTTATAATATAGATTTTATTAACTATATTTTTATTAGATTCTAAAGAATCTAATATATATTCAATCTGTCTATTTATAGTTTCATTTTTATTTTCATTATAAGGATTAACATTTAAGATTTCATCTTTATTTAAAGGTAATTTATTAAAATAATCATTAACTTTTTTTTTATCTATTAATGAAAAGAAATATAAATTATAATAATCTTTATATTTTTTAGATGATTTATCTATATTCAGTTTAAATTTTATTACATAATTTAAATATTTATTACTTTTTATAAATGTATTATAAGGACCTTTTAATACTATAAGTGAACAATATTTATTTTCTAATAAATTTTCTATATGATCAACAATATCTTTATTATCTAAAGATAAACCTAAATTTTTATAATTTTTATAAGCAGGACCACCCCAAGGAGGATCAAAATAAATAATATCTTGATAAATTTTTTTATTATAGATAAGATCTAAACAGTCAGCATTAAATACTTTAACATTTTTAGTAAAATTTTTATATAGATGAATATTATTTTTTAATCTATAATATTCATTAATACTTAATTCAATTGAATTTACATTTAAATTATTTAATGCAAAATTAATTGTATTTCCTCCTGCATTAGCTGTTGCATCTGTTATAGTAATACTTTTACTTGGTAAATTATCTTTATTAAATAAAATATTATTATAAAAATTTATAATTTCATTAGTTGTTAATAAAGAGTCTTCTAAACGACTAATACTATATTTTCCTGTAGAACTCATTCTTATTAAAGAATAATCAGGAATAATATTATTAATTTTAGGGAATCTCAATAATTTATCAGGTAAATCATATATATCTTTATCTGATAAAATTTCATTTTTAAATGTTTCTCTAGATAAATATACAACTTCAGTCATTTTATATATAATAATATTAATCAAATAAATAATAATATAAATAATTTTATATTATTATTTTCAATTAATTATAATCAATTATAATATTTAAATGAGATTTAATTATTATTTTAAAATATATATATAAAATGAGTAATATTTATAAATCAAAAATAATTGAAATTAAATATAATAAAAGAATTTATGGAGGAACAAGTGTTCCATTTCAAAAAAATATATATGATACTTTAATTTATAGTCATAAAAAAGGTTATTATAGTATTCAATTTTTTTTAGGTTCATATATATCATTAAAAAGATCTATTATAAATGAAAATGATATATTTAATTCTAATGAATATCTAAAAAAAAATAAATTTAATATATTTACTCATTTACCTTATATTCATAATTTATGTGGTAAATCTGGTTATTTAGAAAATGAAAATAAAGATTCATTATTACATACAAATGAATGTAAAAAATCTATTATCTATGAATTAAATATAATATCTAAAATAATTAAAGATACATCTACAAAAGGTGGTTGTGTATTACATATAGGTAGTATAGGTAAAAATACTTTGATAAACAAAAGAGAAGAAGCATTAAATATTGTTATTAAGAATATAAATGATATATTAAATAATATAGATGAAGGGAATAGTTATTTAATTTTAGAAACAATGGTAGGAAATGCAGGTGTAATAGGAAATACATTTGAAGAATTAAAATTTATATATGATAAAATAGAAAAAAAGAATAGAGTGGGTATATGTATAGATACATGTCATATATTTGCAGAGGGATTATATAGATTAAATAATAAACAAGATATAGAAAAGATGTTTAATGATTATTTTTCATTATTTCCTAAAGAAGGTTTACAATTAATACATTTAAATGATTCAAAATATGAATTTAAATGTAAGAAAGATAGACATGAAAATTTATTAAAAGGAAATATATGGAAAGAAGATACATTATATTATTTTATTGATAAATTAGAAGAATTAAATATACCATATGTATTAGAAACAGAAGAAATTGATTATGATCTTTTACAAAATTAACTATTTTTTCCTTAAGTAAAAATTGATTTAAATGTATAATTTATTTATAATAAAATATATTATAAATAAAAATGAGTGTTATAACTGATGAAGTTTTAAACAGTAATTTCCCTTTATTTGATCTATTATATAATAAGACAGATCAAAGAGAAGAATGTTCACAGAATGAATTAATTGAATTAGTAGAGAATTTAAGAAAATTATTTACTAATAGATCAAATATACATAATATTCAAAATGTATTATTTGTTTTAATTCGTATTTATAATTTAAGATTTGGTAGTGATGAAATTTTTGATATTCCTTTTAAAGGAACTAAATTAAGTCAGAATAAACAAGATGAAAATTCATATGATATTAAATTTGATATTCGTAATTTTCCTTGTAGATTACAACATATTTTATTAGAATATACACGTTTAGAATTAGAAAAATAAAATTTAACAATTATTCATCATTTATATTTATATTACATTTACAATTTGGACATTTATTATTATTTTGTAACCAATTCATAATGGAAGCTTCATCTAAACAATCACTATTATTATAATGAAATTTATGACCACATGGTTCTAAATTTATATATTCTTGATCTCTTATTATATCATTTTGACATATAGAACATGATATATTTTCCTCTTCTTTATATTTATGTATTTTTATTTTATCCAAATTTTTAGTTCCTATATTTATTTTATCTTCTTGATAATAATCTTCAGGAGATAACTCAAATTGTATTCTTCTATTTAATATTTCACTTAATTCTTCTTCGCTTGGAAATCTTGAATGTAATAATTTATATTCAATAGATAATTCAATTGTTATACAGTCAGGAATTTTTTTATAATTTAAAATATAGAATTTATATAAATCTTTAATATGATTAGAATTATAATTATTAGTGCAATAACATTTATTTTTATATAATTCTTCTAAAATTTCTTCTAATGTCGGTAGTATTCCTTCCTTTGATTTATTCCATAATTTAATTATATGAGTAATTATAGTTGTATCTATATATTGATCTGAATTTTGAACAATAAATAAAGAAGGATTATTTTCTTTTTCAGTTTGAATTAAATTATTAAAATAAGAATAACATATATCAATATTATCTTGTTGTATAAAATCATAATTTATATTGGTATTATAAGAGTTATAATGAATAGAAGAATTATTATTTTGAATAATATTATAAAAAGGTTGATTTATAATATTCATATTATGAGTTACTAAATTAAAGATTTCAGAAGGTATTTGATTTATTATATTTATAAAATAAGACATTTATAGAATTTAATAATAAAATTTTATTAAATTAAATAAAAATATCTAATTTTTCCTTTATATATATTATTTCTTTTTTTATATTTATAGTTTCCTCTAAAAATATTATAAAGTTCAGTTAATTTATGTTTTAGATTATATATTAAGAGGATAAGTCCTTTTAAATTTAACATTTAAATATATTTAATTAATATATTTTTAAATATAAATTATATTATTTATAGATAATATAATTTAAATGTCTAATAAATTAAAAATTGAAGTTGTATTATCTTCTATTTTTGTTAATACTAATACTAATGAAGAGGACATGTCCTCTAATAATAAAAATATAATTGAAGAATATAATAATTTATATTATGTCAGACCATTTGAAATTATTGAGGATTTATATTCTAAAAATATTATTAAATTAAAAATTGCTTCTAACACTGTTATTAAAGGTTTTGATGAAAATATCAAATTTAATACTGATTATATTATTATTAAATCTAAAGAAAATGATTTCTTTTTAAAAAAAGAAAAATTTAATCAATATACGGGTTATTTTAAAGAACAAATAAATTCTATTAATTGGTTATGTTATAATTTATATTTTGATGTTCAAAAATATATGGAAGGTTTATTAAAGGATAATGGAGATATTGATATAACATTTAATAATTTTTATGATTTTTTAAATAAAGTAAATATAATATTTAATTATGTAGATGAATATGATATTATTATATTGATGTTAATGTTAGGAGCATTTAATACAAATATACAAAGTGTAGAAGATATAAATAATTATATAAAATTAATAGATAGGAATAATATAAATACAAATTATATATTTAAAATTTTAAATATAGAAAATTTAGATAGTGATCATTTAAAAAAATTAAATCAATTTAAATTAAAATTAAAAGATAGATTTTTAAGTTTTTTTGAAAATAGTCAATCTGAAAAATTATTTTTAAATAATTATTTAAATATAGAAACATTATATGATGATTATTTTAATAAAAGTATTATTAATAATGTATCTTCTATTCGTGTTGATAAAAGTTCTAAATTAGATATATATTTTAATTCATATATTGATATATATGAAATTTTTAATAATTTTATTCCATCTAGAGATATTCCTTTTATTAATTTAAAAGATTTTAATAAAATTTATAGAGATTTTGATTTACCTCGTGAATGGTTTTTAAATAAAGATAGAGATAATAAAGATTATATCAAAGAGGGATATAAAGACATATTAAAATTTTATATTATGTTTAAAGAAGAAGAAGATTTTCATAATATTAATAAAACAAATAAAGATAATTATTTTAAATGTTATTTAACATTATTAAATAGAGAAAAATCAAATGATGATAAAT